TTATACACAAATATATGATGATGGTACTAAGTCTCGAGAATATGTAAAGGGTGTAGATTATTATGATGAGCCCGGACTTCAACCTGTTATTCTAGCAGACTTAATATTAGGTGGTGGTTATAAATTAGCAACAAAAGGAATTACAACACTAGCTGATACAATAAAAAAACAACCTATTAAAAAGATGATGGAAAAAAGAAAGGTTCCTTCTGTTTTACAACATGGTACAGATAATCTTAATATTACAAAGTTAAAATATCCTAGAAGAACAACTACAGACTTAAACCCTAATGCAGCAATATACACAACAACAACTCAAGATTTAGCTACAAATTTTTTAGGGAAAGGTCCTAGAGGTGCAATATACGAAGTTAATAAAAAAAATGTTATTCAATCAGCAAACTATAATAAAGATAAAGTTTTAAACTTTGCAAAGCCAGACAATGATTTAATGATTCAATTATCAGATGATATTGCAATGATAACTAAAGTAGGTGGTCCAGAAATAAAACAACTAAAAGATTTAAAACATTTACAAAAAGTATTACAAAATAATAAAGGTAACAGTAAATTTTATAGTGATTATTTAAGTGAAACACAAAGAAATTATTTAGAAAATTATGGTTATGCAGTTACTAGACAAACAGTAAAAATTACAGAGGATGGTATTGGAGCAGCAGGAAAATCAGAAAAGACTGCTGATGTATATGCACTTTTAAGAGATGTTAAACCAAGTAAAAAACTTGAAGTAGATATGACAGATATGAGCAATCTTAAAGTAGATAAGGTTGTTAACTTAGGTAAAATAGAGGGACCATTATAATGAATATAGAATTATGTAAAGCAGAAATAACTAGACACGAAGGAAAAGTATTAGAAATATATGAAGATAGTTTAGGCTATAAAACTTTAGGTATAGGACACTTATGCCAACCAGAAGACCCAGAATATAACTGGGAAGTTGGTACACCTGTATCAGAAGAAGTTGTTGATATGTATTTTGAAGATGACTTTAATAAACACTTAGCAGAAACTATACATGTATTTGGAACAGAAGAAGCATTTTATAATTTACCATCTGACATACAAAGAGTATTAGTAAATATGTGTTTTAACTTGGGTGGTACTAGACTATCTAAATTTAAAAATATGTTAGGTGCTTGTAGAGCACATGACTGGGATGAAATGGCTAGACAAATGGAAGACAGTCGTTGGTATGGTCAAGTGGGAAGGCGTAGTAAAGAATTACAAGATATAGTTTTACAACAAAATGATTCTGTATACTGAAAAACAATTAGAAGATTGTTACAATGTATATAGAATTATGCAGATAAAACAAGACATGGCTTTTGTATCACTAGATGATTTTAGAGTTTTGTTTGAAAAGATGTTAGGCAAAATGTATGAGGAAGTAATATGAAAAATTTATTAAAAAATATAGTAGGTGCAGTAGCTCCAACATTAGGTACAGCTTTAGGTGGTCCTATGGGTGGGATGGCTGCTAACATGATTTCAGAAGTTTTAGGCGTACCTAATAATCCTAAAGCTATAGAGAAAGGCATAGCAGAGGCTACTCCTGAACAGATGTTAGAACTTAAAAAAGCTGAACAAGCTTTTGAAGTTCAGATGAAAGAACTAGATGTTGATGTCTACAAACTAGAAGTAGAAGATACTCAAGATGCAAGAAAGAATTTTAGTAAAGACTGGACTGCTCGTATTATGGGTATAGCTACAGTAGGTGGTTTCTTAGGTTATATATTCTTAGTAACACTACAACCACCAGAGCAGAACTCTGAGGCTCTTATTAATTTAGTCTTAGGTTATCTTGGTGGACTAGCATCAGCAGTAATTAGTTTTTACTTTGGAGCTTCTAACTCTAGTAAAGACTAATGGAAGGAGCAGTATCATTAATAAGTGAAGTAGGCTTTCCTATTGCAGCAGCTTTAGGTTTAGGTTTATTTATATGGAAACTTATAAATAGAATTATTGATGGTATGGAGACTAAGCTAGATACTTTAGATGATAAAGTACAAACAGCTTTAGACACAATGGAAGAAAGAGTTAGTACTAAACTTGATAGTCAGTATGGTATTATCGTTGCTCTTATAGATAGAGTAAGAGCAGTAGATAATCAAACTATCAGACAGGATGTATTATTAAAAACATTACTTGGAGTACCTAACTTAATTGACACAGATAAAATAGCAAAGGCAGATAGAGATGACCAAAGGAAAGATTGATAACATAGAAAATGTACACCCAATGAGACAAATAACTATAGCTTCTATAGTACAGATAACAATGTTTGGATTTATGTTGTTATCTTTTTTTACAATAGATAAATTATTTGCAGATGAAATAGTACATAAATTTAAAAATCCAAGCTTTAGTGGTATAGGTACATCTGCTCATTATCTTACAATAGAAAATCAAGAACACATGCGTAAGATGACAATCAAAGAAGAACTAAAAGCTTTACAAGAACAAATAAAAAGAGACAAGGAAAATACAACACTTGCAAGATTTATAAGAAACTTAGAATCTAGAATATATGCACAATTATCCAGACAACTTGTAGAAAATTTGTTTGGTGAAAATCCAAGCACAAGTGGGATATTAGAATTAGAAGGGAATACTATTGAATATAGTATTGAAGATGGAATTATAACTTTAACAATTACAGATAGTGATGGGAATATTACGACTATTCAGTTGCCTATTGGCGATTTTAGTTTTTAGTGGTTGTGCAGTTCTAAGTCACAACACAGACTTCGCATTAACAAGAGATATAAAGTCTGCCAATATACTGGACTTACAATCAGAAGAATTATTAAATATACCGGCTGCTAAGAGACAGCCTATCATAGCAGTATACTCTAATAGTTTTCAAGACCTTACAGGTCAAAGAAAAAGTAATAGTAGTTTTGCTATGTTTAGTACTGCAGTTACACAAGCTCCAGAAGCTTTGCTTATACGAGCTTTAAAACATGCTGCAGATGGTAAATTTTTTAGGGTTGTTGAAAGGGTAGGTTTAGATAACCTAACTAAAGAAAGACAACTTATCAGGTCAACCAGAGAAAATTTCGAGGAAGACAAACAGCTCAAACCTTTGTTATTTGCAGGACTGCTTATACAGGGTGGAGTTATTAGTTATGACACGAATATAGAATCTGGTGGTATTGGAGCTAGGTATCTAGGAGTAGGTAATAGCAAACAATACAGAGAAGATGTAGTAACTATATCGTTAAGATTAGTTTCTGTATCTACAGGTGAAGTATTATTAGAGACTACAGTTTCTAAAAATATTTTATCAACAGGAGTTTCTCAAGATATATTTCGTTTTATTGAGATGGGCACAGAGCTTGTTGAAGTAGAGGGAGGTGTAGCAGAGAACGAAGCAGCTTCTATAGCTTTGCAAAAGGCAATAGAAACTGGAGTTTTAAATTTAATAGAAATAGGAATACAGAGAGGGTATTGGGAATATGAAAACATTGAAATTAATGAGCCTAGTTGTGATGCTGACTGCATTGACAGCTTACGGGGATGATAATGAAATTTTTGTTGACCAATCTGGAGACAATGCTAACATAGATTTGGAACAACTTGGTAGTGGAAACATTATAGGTGGTCTAAACTCTACTGCTGGTAGTCTTACTCCATTAGATTTAGATGGGAGTGCTTTGACACTTGACATCAATCAAATAGGTGACACTAATAAATTTCTTGGTGATATACTAGGAGATAATATTACAGGTTATTTTAATTTTGATGGCAACTCAAACGCTTTTACTATTCAAGTGGACCCAACAAATACTTACGGTGCTGACAGTTCTGATTTTGATGTACAAGTTAATGGAGACAGTAACACATTTACTTTAGATGTAGCTACTGATTCTATGGCTAGTAGTACAGACTTAGACTGGATTATCAATGGAAGTAGTAACACATTAGATTTTGATATAAATTATGATGGTGGTACTTCTTATATTGATATAGATGGAGACAGTAATTCTGTTACTTTTGATGGGAGTGGGTATGCTGGTGGTTATTTTTATCTAGACCAGACAGGAGATTCACGAACTTTTAACATACAGCAATTAAGTACTTTAAATAATGATTGGCTCAAGATACTTTCAACTGGCGATTCTGGTACTGTGTGTGTCATCCAAGATGATAATGGCACAGCAGTCGGATGCTAGTATTGGAAGCGTAACCGAATTAAATGGCATAGGCAGGATTGTAAGGGACAAACCTTATGATGCTGCCTTATCATTTGACATTGAAAGTTATGACAATGTCGAAACTTCTAATGGTAGAATAGGAATCACATTCCTTAATGATACCAGAGTTAGACTAACAGAACATTCACAATTACTCATAGATGAATTTATCTATGACCCTGACCCATCTAAATCTAAGATGGCTCTACAGTTTGCTAGTGGAACTGCAAGGTTTATTACTGGTAAACTAAATAATATAAACAAAGAGAACATTGCTATCTCAACTCCGAGTGCAAATGTTTCCATTCGTGGTACAGATTTTACAATCACAGTCAACGAACTGGGAGAATCTCTTATTATATTATTACCCAAATCAGATGGTACTCCAAGTGGAGAAATATTAGTAGCTACTGCTGCAGGTGAAGTATTGTTAAATCAACCATACCAAGCTACTACAGTATCTATGTTTGAAGTAGAACCAAGTAAACCTGTGATATTAGATATTACTTTAGAACTCATAGATAATATGTTAATTGTAAATGAACCACAGGAAATAGAAAGAAATGAAGGAGAGATTGGAACTAGGGTTTCTAGTATTCTTGATGTTGACTTCCTTGAGTTTGATGATTTAGAAGTAGACTATCTAGCAGAAGACAATTTAGAATTTACAGAGTTAGATATAAATTATCTTGATGTAAATTTTCTTGAAGACTTGTTAGATATAATAGAAGATATAAATGAGTTAGACCAAACAGAGACTTTATTACAGGCTGAATTAGATTTAAAAGGAACATCATTTGGATTTGACCAAGAGACTCAAGTAAATACTTTTACTACAGACAATGTACTAACATTTTTAAAATCTTTAGAAGATACAGTTAGACTTGATTTAGATAAGTCTAGTGCGTATACTGTAATATTAATACAGAATGGAAAGAGTACACAGATTATAGTGAATGGTGGTGGCTCTTCTACAATAACAATTAGGCAAGGGAGTTAATATGAAGTGGGCTAGTTTATTATTAGGAATACTTACATTACCTTTATTATTTAATTTTACACCTCTTGAGGTGATGAGATTAAAAACATTTGATTACTTTATTCAAACACCTGAACCATCAGGTAACTTTGTAATACTTAATATTACAGAAGAAGAAGTTCAACAAAGAGGAGGTTATCCTTTTCCTAGAGATGACTTGGCTCAGATACAAATAGACTTACATAATGAAGGTGCATTAGGAGTAGGCTGGGTTATATTGTTTCCACAACCTGATAGGTTTGGAGGAGATGAAGAGTTTGCACAAGCATTACAATACTCTCGAAGTGTATTAGCTATGCCTGAATTTAATAATGGAGAATATCCTAAAACTCATGGCACAGTTATACTAGGACCAGATGTAGACTTACCAAAAGCTACAGGGTTCTTACAAAACTTACCAGAGCTACAAGAAGTATCAGCTCAAGGTGCAGTCTCTGCTCCAGTAGATGTTGATAACTTAGTAAGAAGAATACCTTTACTTCAACAAACTCCGGAAGGTTGGGTAGCTTCTTTTGGTACAGAAGTTTTAAAAACTTTAGTGGATGCTGACACTTATCAAATCAAAACTAATGAGAATGGTATTGAGATGATTAGGGTAAGAGGATTACCACCAATCAGCACCGATAGTCTGGGTCGTAAATGGATTAGTTGGGTTGATACGCCACAGACTACATTAAATGATATGGATGTCAGAGGTAAGTTTGTATTCATAGGTGTTACTGCAGCAGGGGTTATGCCCACTCTAGCTACACCAAATGGGCTACTAGAGCCTCACAAGATACAGGCTGCCCTTGCAGAAAGTATTTTGATTAACTCTCCGTTCATACCCGATTACAGATTATTTATAGAACTTATTTTATTATGCATATCAGGATTATTAATAACCTTCGTGATAAATCGCTTTGGTATTACTATGGGTGTATCGTTGGCAGGTACGCTGATATTGTCGATGGGTGGGCTAGGTTACTATTTAATCTATCGAGGCTTTTTAGTTGATGTAACATGGAGTATGACATGTATGACACTTTTATCATTACAACAATTCTATTTACGCTTTAGACAACAATACAAATTAAGACAACAAATCAAGAAACAGTTTGAACATTACCTAGACCCAAGACAAGTAAAACAATTACAAGATAATCCTGGTCTGTTAAAGTTAGGTGGTGAAAGAAAGTATTGCACCATGCTGTTTACTGATGTCAGAGGCTTCACAAACTTATCAGAACAATTAGAACCAGAACAGGTGACAGAGTTAATGAACAAGACATTAACCATACAAGCTAATGCAGTTAAGAAGTACGGTGGTATGGTTGACAAATATATAGGTGATGCAATGATGGCTATCTTTAATGCACCAATAGACTTAGACATGCATGAGGACAGAGCAATCCTTACAGCTATAGAAATAAAAGAAAAGATGGAAGAAGCAGACTTAGGTATTGAAATTGGTATAGGAATCAATTCGGGTATCGTGATGCTAGGTAACTGTGGTTCAGAAGATAGGTTTGATTATACTGCTATAGGTGCAGATGTAAATCTTGCAGCTCGATGTGAGAGTAGTTGTAAAGCTGTAGGCAGAGATATAGTTATAGCAAAGAATACTGCTCAAGAAACAGACATACCTTTAGTTAAGTTAGAACCTATAGCAATGAAAGGGATAGCAGAGCCAGTAGAAATATATACTACAATAGACTTGACAAAACCTGAATAAGACTCTATAATATAAGTAAGAGTGTGCGAATGGTCGGCACTCAATAACTTGCTTTATTAAGGAGTTAATATGACACATTTAAAAGCATTTGGACAATTCAGTCCGTTCTCAGTTGGGTTTGATGAAATCTTTGATACACTTCAAAGAGCATCAATACCTCAAACAAACTATCCACCTTATAACATAGTTAAATCAGGTGAGACATATCGAATCGAAATAGCAATGGCAGGATTTAAAGTCGAAGACATTGATGTTGAGGTTAAAGATAAAACACTTACTGTATCTGCTGTGCAAACAGATGAGAAGAAAGGAGTAGAATATATCCATAAGGGTATATCTGAAAAAGACTTCACTAAAACATTTGCTCTAGCAGAGTATGTTGAAGTAAAAGATGCAGTAGTTGTTGATGGTATCTTGGTGATTGAACTGGAAAAGAACATTCCAGAGGAAGAAAAGCCTAAAAAGATACGTATATCTAGCTAATTATAGCTAAATCCTCTCAGAGGCACGGAGAAGCTCTGTATTAAAATATCAGTCTTACGATACCTATCGCATTAGGTACTATCAGATAATGCAATACAGAGCATCTGGTGAGGTCAATTTTCTCTAATCTGTCATAATTCGAGCATTTAGGTTAGCTTCGATGTAATTATGTATCTCATCGAGCTTTCTTGTACCTTCACGCACCACAGTTTGTAATGTTGCATACTCTTCTGGACTAAAATAAGGTTTTAATTCTTTAATATCTGTAGAAACTCTCTCAGTAATTAGCTTACCAGTTCTACTGTATAATACTTTATAGCCAAACAGAGTTGCTTCTTTCTGTTTCATTCTTCAAATCCTGCAAAAGTTATATTATCTTGTCTACCTCTAAGTCCAGCTTTCATATAAGTAGTAGCACGACCTTCAAAAAAGTTTTGATGTTCGACACCAGTTACTTCATCCAACCAACCTAAAGGATTCTCTCTTTGGTCATAATTAGTTTTAAGACCAAGTTGTAGTAATCTTCTATCAGCTATGTATCTATTATAAGCATACATATCTTTTTTAGTTAGTCCTTGTATGTCACCCATCTCAAATACTAAATCTAAAAACTTATCTTCTAATGTTACCATTTCTCTACAGATGTCATAAAGTTCTTTCTTAAAATCATCTGTCCATATATCCGTGTTCTCTTTAATAAACTCTCTAAATAATTTAGTCATAGCTTCAACGTGCATAGACTCATCACGAATAGAGTAAGTAACTATCTGTCCCATGCCTTTCATTCTACCGAACCTTGGAAAGTTTAACAGGATTGCAAAGCTACTAAAGAGTTGTAGTCCTTCTGTAAAAGCAGAATAAACAGCAAGAGTCTTTGCTATGGTTTCTCTTTTAGCTTTACTAGGTTTAAAGTTTCCAACATAGTCATGCTTATCTGCCATCTCTTCGTAGTCAGCAAATGCTTTATATTCTATCTCAGGCATACCAACAGTATCAAGTAGTAAACTGTAAGCATGTTGATGGATTGATTCCATGTTAGCAAAAGAAGACATCATCATTCTTGCTTCCGGTTTTTTAAATATAGGCATATACTTATCTATATAGCCACTAGCTACATCGACATCTGATTGAGTAAACAATCTAAATATCTGTGTTAATAAATTCTTTTCTGTGTCTGTAAGTTCTTGCCAGTCTTTTACATCTGTATGTAAAGGCACAGACTCTGGCATCCAAT